CAGAAGTCGAATTTAATGTTTATTTAACGTTGGGTGATGATTTTGATTTCTTTGGTTATGCCGTTGATCCAACTTGTACTAGACTGCAGGCGGTTACTGAGATTCCCTCAGTATTTTTTAACAATCCATCAGAGAATTCTGAGTTGCAACCCCAAGCTGCGGCATTCGCTAATGTTAGTTCACAAGATGGAATCTTAAATCATAAGACGGATTTGGATACCGATTCTATGTACGATATGAGACCAATCAAGTCAGTTCGAGACCATATTCGCCGCTTTGTTAAAGTTGCCGCTGGATTTGTTCCTGTTGACGTTTTTGAAAGTAATAGAGGTCTTTTTAGAATTGCAGTTGCGGATTTGATTGGCGTTGCTCCTAGAATTGGAACCGTTGATCCAGTTCCCGTGGCAAAAGTGTTTGATTCTCCTTCTCGAAATATTATTTCTAAAATGTTTTATGGTTTTAACGGAGGTACTAAATTTAAGTTAGTCGTTAACGGTTCTACTATTGCTGAAGCGTGGTATGTCCCCCCGTCTTACTCTAATGTAGACGTTATAGCCGGTGCGGGTGATGTTTGGGTTTCTAATTCTCCTATTGATAATGACGGATCTGACGTGAATGGAACTATTTCACAAATGTTCAGATTTCCGGAGAGACTTAATCCTGTGCCTGCTCAGCGTACTGCTATTGAGTATTCTGTTCAGACTCCATCTGTGGAAAGACCTAATTATATCAATGTCTTGCCCGGATATATATTGAAAACACTGGACCCTGGCACCGATTCTAACCGCATTGCACATGCCTGCACCGAGTTAGAGTTTATGGTGCCGTATATGTCGTCATTTAGGTTTGCAGGCGATTATTCTAAGTTTGGTTATACTGATGATTTATCTTTGATGCAATTGGCTACTCATGGATTGGGTTATCTTGTGTTTCGTATTGCTGCCCCTGAGGTTTATAGCCCAGGAGTTTTGACGCAGCAAGCTGCTATTTCTTATGAAATTTTTGTTGCTAATACTGACGAAGCGCGTTTAGGTTATCAAATTAACGCGCCGCAAGTTGTGTTGCCGGCTTATAAGGTTGGTAATACTTATTATCAGTTGGCAGCTTCAATTAGCCCAGTTTCCAGAAAACCGCCTTTGTCAACAGTTTCAGGCGCCCCTGGTTTTCCAGTGTCAACAAATTGTTATGCGTGCTACTTCGCTTCCACTTAAAGTAGTTTTGAG